GCACGACATCCTTCTTGTATTTTGTCATCCACTCTTCGTAGTAATCTACAAAGAGCTGTTCTCTTTGTTCTTCAAGTGTCATACTGCCGCTCCTTATACATACTTTCTGTGTGCCTGCTCCAGCGCATCCTCAGATATGTCAAGATATATCTGTGTGGTCTCTATATTTTCGTGACCTAATAACCTAGAGACCTGCTCTATAGGCATTCCCCTGCGCAGAGCGAATGTAGCGCCTGTCCGCCTGAATCTATGTGGATGGCATTTATCAATTCCGCACTTCTCGCCGTAATCTTTGGTTATTTTTTCAAGACTGCCTTTTGATAATCTGGTTGCCTTCCCTCGTCGTGAAACAAAAAGTGCATCGTTCTTATCGGTTCGGCTCTGCAGATAATCTGATAGCGCCACCTGTGCCTTTGCGTTAAGATATACAGTCCTTGTCTTTTCACCTTTTCCAAGCACTTCCATCTTTTCACCTTTGATATCTGATATGTTCATCTGCTCAACCTCGCTGACTCTGCACCATGTTGACAGGAGAACTTCAAGAATAGCTGTGTCCCGCTTATCTGTTATAATCTGTCTTAGTTTTTCAATTTCAAGCTCTGTGAATGCGTGCTTTTTTCTCTTTGGCGCCTTGACGCTGTCCACTTTGTACATCGGGTCTCTGGTGATGTACTCTTCCTTGGTCATCCATTTGTAAAATGATGCTATCGCGCGGCTGGTGTTTGCAATCGTGACCTTACTGTTGCCATCTCTTATCTCCTTAGTGGCCAGATACAGCTTGATATCGTCTGATGTGACCTCAACAGGAGATTTGTTGACTTCTTCAAAGAAATTCTTGAGCTGTCCTTTGTAAAAGGCTAACGTGCGTTCTGTCCGTCCTGCCACTTTCTTGTTGATTAAAAACAATCTGATGTACTTTGAGATGTCATCTTCGTGGACTGTGGACAGCTCTGTGCACCGTTCTTCAATCTCGTACTTGCTGAGCAGGATATAGAGCCTGCTTCTGACTTTTTCTGTGTCTATGCTCTCGTCTGTCAGAATGCATAGTATTTCTTCCAGAAGCTTATCTCTCATAGCAACGCCCCCATCTCTGCCGGTGTGTGCCACACTCTTTCCTTTGGGTAGCCCGGCTTGTACGGTTCAGCAAGTGAATCACCCTGTACCACTGTCGCCCGGATGCCTAAGAGTGAGAGCTGCACGTATGTCATATACACTGCAGTCCAGTCAAGGTCCTGCGCTGTGACATGCATATTTCTCTGTGGATTCAGTCCGTTATCCTTCATGAGCTGTGCTACCGCTATAATCATTCCTCCGGCACCGCAGGAAGGCTCTGCCACCTCTATGACGTTGTCCTGCGAGAGCTTCCTGATGTCGGCTGTGTATCCTGTCGCTGCTGTGGCATAAGATACATGGTATGGCGTAAAAAACTGGCCGGTGCCCTTGTTACCGCATCCGGATTTCATGTAGACATCACCGAGCGCATCATCAAATTTCTCATCAAAGGTGAGCGTGACTGCTGCAAGCATGTTTGAGAATGTCATCATTTCATCATTTGTGTATTTTTTCTGGATGAGCATATACTGCTGCTCCCTGTCTTCCCATACCTTGTCATGTATCATCATGCATGCGTTCTGAATGGATATGGACGACATCTTCACCCAGTCGGCAAACACTTCATATGGTGAGTGCCTGCCGGACATATTCTGGATGCTTTGTATGATAAAGTCTCTGTGTTCCATTGAATCATCTCCTGTCTTTCAGTGGGCTGTGTATACAGGTTCTGTAGTACTTGCACGCTATGGTGCATTGCTTCGAGTCGTAAAAGCATTTCTGTTCTTCAACTGCTGCCTCTCTTTCTGCATACACGCTCAGCTCTATCTGCGCTTTATCGGGAATCTCCTAACAAGTTCCTTGGTTGCCACGTTAAAAGCATGCTCACGGCTTTCTTCCGTGACTTTGATTATTTCCCGACCGTTCTGGGTGATTCTTATGGTGTGTTCGTTTTTGCTTTCCTTGAGCCTCATTGAAAGCTTGTAATGCTTCTGGCGTGGCTCGTACGCTTCGTAAAATAAACTTGATAGTGGTTTCATTTTGGTCCTTTCTTTTCGCACTGGCTTTTGAGCCAGTTGCTGTATTCATGGTGTTGATTCGTGTATATATAAAATCGTGTTCCATTGAGTAAAATCAACGTTTTCTGCCATTTGTCGGCATTCCTTACCGGCTCGCCCTTGGAATTTTTCCAGCCTGACTGCTGCCACTTGTGTATCCAGTCAAGATCCAGCGCTGATGTAAGGTAACTTGAGTCGGTGTATATATCTATCTCAATGTCTTTTGTGTTGAGCCTTGAAAGTGCCTGGTTGAGGACTTCAAGCTCTGCCTCGTGACGCGTCACATCCTCAAGATAGACTATGTTGCTCAATGTGGCTTCGATGTCTTTTTTGGTCATATATGACAGAACGTAGCCTGCTGCTCCGTCTGTTTTTTTAATTGTTCTGATACCTGAATAGATGTATACGTTAACTTTTTTCATAATGTGTATAATCTGCCTCCCATTGGGGCTTTATGCGGTTTCCGGGGGATTTGCCGTCTGAGATAGTCCGCTGCATGTAGTAGAGGTATGAATAGCCTGTGCACTTGTTGACGCCCACCTTCACGGTGTTCGGCATCACGTAGTAGCCCTTATCCGGCTTGATGCCATCCTTGAAGAACCTTGCCATTGTCCAGTGTGCGTACTTTTTGCGCTTAGGCTCCGGTCTCACCAGGTTCCTTGAACTGCTCACTTTGCAGAACACCTTCTGCTCTTCCTCTCCGAAGAGATTGAGCTGTCCCTCTATGCCCTTCTTGTCCGGCTTGGCGGTCAGATATTCTGCCACTTCCTTTGCTCCGTCTGAATCATATGGAGCAATGTTTACGTAGTTCTTGCCCGGGACAATCAGATCAACAATGGTCTTGTGCCATGTGTCCTTTATGAGTGTGTCGATGTTGTCCACGCGATTGCAGAGGAAATGTATATGTGGGCCTCCGAACCTGCCTATCTCCATGCGGTTCACCCACTTAAACGGAATGCCCAGCTTCTTGTATAGCTTTCTCATTTCCGTTGTGAATACTTTCCAGTCCCTTTTGATTCTCTCAGCATCCGGTCTTGTCCCTCTTGGGTACTTGAGAGTCACCCATACATCACCCGTACGGAAGTTAGCAAGTATCAGGTATTTCTCTTTCTTTTCCCTCGTCCACTGATTCTGCCTTGCCATCTGCTCGGGAGTAGCTTTTATCTTCTTGGCTCTCCTCTCACCCTTGGCTCCATTCCTTCCTATAAACTTTATCTCAGTCGCTATATAATCTCCCAGGTAATAAGTATCCTGGATGTATGCCATAGTTTTTCCTAACTTTAATACTTTAGAATGTTTTAAATCAGCCTCTGTTCGAGGCCTTGAGCTTTGCTATTTCTGCCTGCAAAACGGCATCAAATGACTCTTCTCTCCTGCGCTTTCTCTTTGTCGCTGTCTCTGTTATGTATGCGGCCGCGCTCTGTCTTTCTAACTGGGAGCGTACTTTTTGTATCCTCTGCAGCAATCTTGCCCGCCCTCCTTATTTCCATTGTCCTTTGGATGCTCTCGCGCTGTCCTTTTTCGATCCATTCAAACCAGAATCCCAAAAGCGTCACACACGCTGATATGAGCATCCCTCCGATAACAAGCATCTGTCCCTGTGGTGCCGGGCTGTCTATGCCCATGCTACACAGGAGAAAGAAGCTTATGCCTGTCGTTATTAAAATTTCACCTTTTTTCATGTCATGTCCTTTTTCGTTTCCGGGCTTGACGGAGCACCGATTTGTATGTACAAAATAGGTTTACGTATGTATAGATGGAAGTTTTAGTTTAATTTACAGGAGTTAAATAGCATTTTCGGTGCTCCATCAAGCCCAGAAGTATATTATTTAATTTGTCATTTTTAAGCTTGTCCACTGAGACTGCAGATGCAGTCTATGCCTCCTCCGCAAGTCTCAATGGCACATTTTCTACTTGTTCTATTAGTTTTTGTTCTAATTTTTTCTTCTGTTCCTGTGTCAGATCGTCAAAACGATATATCTGATCATCTTCCAGAGTGTGAACGAATATCCTATATTTGAGTGCTATGGTTATCACCTCCGGTAAATACTATGCTTATACTGCATGTTCGCTTGCCTTTTTCTGCTTTCATCCCCGGGCTTGCCGGATGTATTTTTTATTGATTCAGCATGCACTTCACTTCTGCCTTGAGCTCGACAAGGCTTGCAAGGTACGCTGCTTCTGTGAGGATTTTTTCTCTCTTGAGCTTTTGATACTTCTCCTCGTTCCAGTCCTCTCTAGTGTTCATGCAGAATCTGTTGTATTCTTCCTCTTTCTTGCAGTTCATCTCATCTGCTCTATCTATCTTGGTGAGGATCTTCTCAAGGCTGAGTGCTTCTTCCTTTGTCATGGTCTTTTCCTCCCTCTGTATTCTGTGTATTAAATCTTGCCTTTTTCTGCTTTCCAGTCGTATACTCTTCTTACAGGACGTTGCAGCGTCCGAGTAAATATATAAGTGAGGTATTTTTATGTCTTTAACACCTTCTGATGTCATTCAATTAATTGGTATACTTGCATCTCTCATTACAAGCGTTATTGCTATAATTATTTCTGTATTAACACTCAAACAAAACTCTAAAATGATTGATGAAACATCACGCCCTTATGTAGCCATATACGCTAAAACCACAAATTTCCAATCGCCGCAATATTACTTAGTCATAAATAATTTTGGACAAACTGGAGCAACTATATCTTCAATAAAATGTTCTCCTGATATCACTCCATTCTCTATTCGAAGTGATCACATTCCATTTTCCAATTTTGCAGAAACATATATTGCTCCCGG